AGCGCCGCGCCATGGCCGAAATGCTCCAAATCCTCCGTATCCGCATGTCGGACGAAGACATGCAGGCCATTGTCGCCGAGTCGAGGCGCGTTGGGCTGACGCCGTCGGCCTGGGCGCGGATGCAGTTGAAGCGGATGCTCGCCGATATCGAGGGCGCGAATAAATCTATCGTTGGCGACGCGTTGCGCGATTCGCTCATCGGACGATCCAGGAAATTCATTCCCGACAACGAAGGCGACCTCAAATGACTCTCACCGGCCTGTTTTTCTACAAGGAATGCGGCGAGCACTACCGCACGGGCGAGATATTTCGCCAAGTTCATTCCGACGCCTATTTGGTGCTGCTCGACAAGGTCATTCCCGACATGCCGATAGAGCCGTCGGTGATCTATCTCATCTCGGATTTTTGGAGCACGGACAAAGACGACAATCCGATTTTCAATTTCTTCGATACGAGGGAGGATTTGACGGCGTGGGTGACGTGGCTGGAAACGCCTAGCGAGAAAAAACCGAGCGTCGTCAATCTCGTCAAGGGCTGAGCCTCAAAACCCTCCCGTCGCCCCGCCGCCGCCCGGATCCGGAAAGGCCGCGATAGCCGCCGCGTCCGCCGCGCTCGGCGAGAAGGCCGCCATCATCGCGGCCGTGAGCGCAGCCAATTGCGGGCCGGCAAGCGCCGCGCCGACGGATGCCTCGTTGGCGTCGAGCGACATGCCGGCCGATCCGGCGAGCAGGCCCAGCGACAGCAAGGGGGCAGCCGTTTGCAGGGTAGTGATCGCCGAATTCGCATTGTTGAGGATCGCGCTGGCGCTTGCCGTCATGGCGATGGCTTGGCTCGTCGCGGCGGCGGGCGTGAGCGCGCCTGAGATCGTCGAGGCTTGCAACGTCGCGACTTGCGCTTTCATGGCTGTCAGTGTCGCGGGATTGAGAGGGGAGAGCACTTGCGGCAGCGCGACCGAGGCGGGAACACTCGCCCCAAAATACTGCGATAGCGCGCTCGCGTGGCTGAGAACGTCCGTGAGGCCGAACGCGCCCGCCGCCGGCATGGTCGCGCCGGAAAGCGCCGAGGCGCCCGTCTCGAGCGCCCCCAGCGCCGCCGTAAGGCCGCCCGCGCCGGTCAAGGCCGCCACCACGCCCGCGCCGGAGCTTCCCAGCGCCGTGTTGATCGCCGTCGACGCGCCGGTGACCGCCGACATGAGCAAGCCACTTGCCGCCGCCGTCGGGCTCGAAAGCAACGATCCGATGCCGCCCGAAAGAATGCCGCCCATGATCGAGGATATCGAGCCGGCCGCCGCGCCGCTCGCGCCCGGCATTCCGGCGGGCAACGTCGCGACGATCTTGCGATTGGCGAAGGTCGCGCCCGGCGGTGGCAACCCTGCGCTTTCGGTGCAATTAATCAGGACCTTCGCGGCGTTTTTTAAGATCGAGCCGGGCAAATGCACCGTGCCGCTGCCCGACGCGCCGCCGACGTTTGTCAGAACCTTCACGGTCGAGAGATGGCTGACGCCATTGTCCTTGTGGACGTCGACGACGTGATTTCCGTTGTCGGAGCGTTGCTGCGCGCTGGTGGTCGAAGGCGCGGGGCTGAGCTTGCGCGGCGTCGAGCGCCCGCCGGGAATCCAGCGCGAGTCGGCGAGATGATGCGCGCGGTTGTCGATCGGGTCTTGGACGCCGCCGTTCTGAAACCAGAGGTCTTGCGCGCGGCTCATGAGGGCGATCATGCCCTCGTCGCCCGTCTTGACGGGGTGGGTGAAGGAATGGCCGCCGCCGTTGGGAAAATGCACGGGCGCCATGTCGAGCGGCGGAAAGGCCGTCATCGTCACCGATCCGTCGAGATTGGTGATCGCGAGATTGACCGCGCTGTTGGCCGTCGCCGTATGCCCGTCGCTATCGGCGGATATGATCGCGGGCAGCGCCGTCCATATCGCCTTGAGGGCGCCGTTGATCGCATGCAAGGTCGCGTCGTTTTCCGTCGCCGCGAGCATGTTGAGCCGGAGGATATCCATCAGGGAGCGGTCCCGCCCGGCATTTGCGCCGAGGAAAACGTTTCCGCCTCCGTGGTGGTTGCGCCGACGACATTCATCACGAGGTCCTGATACCAGGGCGTCCCGCGCGTGTCGCCGTCGACGTCGATGCGAAAAATCCGGTACATGCCGTCGGCCGCGATGCTCGCCATGTTCGAAGCGCCAACGCCATAGCCAGGGGCGATGTTTCCGTCGTTGATCAATTGCGGCAGCATGCCTTGGACGAGAGATTCGTCGATATGCACCATGCTGTGAAACTTCATTTGAGGGTTGATCAGCGTGCGGGCGAACACCCCACCGGTTTCCAGCGTCGGCATTCCTATGAGGCCCGTCAGCGTGTTGAGTTCGAACGCCGCGCCGGGTATCGCGTCGTTGGGCGTGACCAAGTGGATTTGGCTGTTCTGGATGCTCGCGGTCGCCGCCTTGGATTTGGCGACGTCCGTCATGAGTTTCCACGCCATGCCGAACAACGCGATGGAGCGCGGATAGACGGGCGTCGTCAAGTCCACGGACGGGCCGACGAACCCCAGGCCGACGCCGAACTTTTGCAGAGCCGCGACGGACGTTTTGACGATATCGTCAGGCGTCGAGCCCGCCGGCAGCGTCTTGGCGACCGTCGCGTAACTTTGCGCTTGGCCGCCGTCCGAGGCGAGGATCGTCGTCATCGTATCCGTCGGGTTTTCGCGGCCATAGATCGCGCGCCGCAAGTCGCCCTGAAATATCAACCCCATGTTGCCGGCATAGCCGGCGCTGACCGAAACCATGCTGCCCTCGGCGCTCGCCGCGCAGAGTTGTTTGGCAAGCCCCGGATTTTGGTTGGTCAGCAGGATCGTCGCCGTGTTGGGTTGATCGTGAGTCGATTGCGAGATTTTGAAGCGGACGCGGATTCCCGTCGCGTCGTAGGTCTTGCCGATCGCGCCGAAAGTCACGGCGCATTGGCGAATCCAGTTTTCGCTCATGCGGAAACGTAAAGATGAGAGCCGATTCCGAGGTTTGCGAAAGCCGGTGGCGTATCCGGGGCGCCGTCCGTCTTGCAGTACATGGAGCAACCAAAGCCCAAATAAGCGTAGGCGGATAAAAGATCCGCCCCGGTAATCAACGGGATGCCCTGGACGAGCGGTTCCGAGAGGCTATCGGCTATATCCAGCTCCCAGCAGTCATTCGGCGTGAACAAATAGATCAGGCGGAGATTGTAGAGAAGGCCGTTGGGGAAAAGGATCGAAAGCGTCTGCGGCCGAGGCGTGAGCGGGATTTCGTACTCGGTAGTCATGGCTGTCCTGGAAACAACGGAATGGCGTTCGGAACCGGCACGAGGACTTGCGTGCCCGTTCCCGATACGTCGTTGGACCATGAAGGGAGCGCGGTCGCGCCCGGATTGACATTGCCTCCGAGCGACGTGACGCCTTGGCTAGCGGCCGAACTAGGCGGCAACGTCGATCCGTTGCTCATCGCCGCCGTTCCGCCGGCCACCATTTGCGTGTTGGTGACGATGAACTGCTCGGCGGTCGCCACGCACATCAGCGTGAATTCGGAATCTGGATCGGTCTTGGCCATCAATGTCCGCAGCAACATCGAGGCATAAGTCCGCTTGCCGGTTTGGATCGAGAACGGAACCCGAGAGGCCTGGAGCGCCAGGAACGCCTGATAAACCGCCTGGACATAGCCGGAAGTCTGAGCGGTGCTGTTCGACCATCCGCAGCGGATTTCGACCGAATAGGGCTGCATGAACGCGTGGTCGGTCGGCGGCGATCCGAACTCGACGGGATGGCGCGTGATCGTCAGCTCGTCGTTGTGCGTCTCCTCGACGACGACATGCGGATATAAGTCGCCTATCGAGCGCGCGCCTTGCGTGATCAACGCGTAATCCGAGATCGTATCGCCTATCAGGGGGCCGAAGGTCGAGAGCGCGGAAACGATGTTGTTGCTCACGGCATCGCGCCTTGCAGCGTTTGGCTCAAGTCGGCGTTGACGCCCTTTTGCGCGCGCTCGACCAGATGCGCCACGGCGCCCGGATCGCCGGCGCCGTCGATATGAATCGTCGTTTGCGTCGGCGCGCTTATATTGGCCGCCCCGCCGACCCCGCCGAGCATCGACGGGAAGTCGAAGGCGCCGGGGTCGACCGGCGGGACGATCGCCGGCGCGCCAATCCGATAGGGCGAGGATTGCGCGGGCGCCGCGGGAAGCGGGGCCGCGGCTGGCTCGGAAGGCGCGGGAGGCGGCGAAGAGGCCGCGGCGTCGAGAGATTTGGCGAGCGCTCGATAATCCGGATGAACGTCCGTTCCCTCGGGAAGCGGTTGAAAAGCGGCGCCCGCGTCGGTCGCGGCTTTTTTGAGAGTCGCGTTGGTCTTTTCCGAAACGCCCGGATAATAGCCCAAGGCGCTCTTGAGCGATCCGACGCCTAGCACCGTGATCCGTTTCGGATCGGCGCCCTTGTCGATCGCGTAGCGAATTTGCGTTTGGATCGTCGCGGCGTCGTTGGGTGCGTTCGACGCGCCGCTCGATATCACGACGTCTTTGCCGGCCAGGCTTTTTTTGTAGCCTTCTATTCTATCGGCTACCCATTGCGGGGCCTTTCCCTTGACGGCGTTCGAATCGTCCGCCCCTACCTCCCCGGCCAGGCCGGCCCCGATGCTATCGCCAAAAATGACCGTATTGCCGGACGCGCGCGCGCTCGCCGGCGGCGCGCGAGGCGGGGCGGGGCGATCATCCGGGCCGGCCGGCGCGGGCTTCGGGGCGAAGCCGAGCTTTCCCTTGGTCCAGTCCCAGGCCTTGTTGACGGTATCGCCTATCGATCCGGAGGAAGGCGGCGCTTGCGGCGCGTCGAGTCCTTCGACGATCCGTTTTTCTTCCGCCGGGCTTCCCGTCGTCAGCCCGCTCCATAGCTGCTTCCAAAATCCTCTTTTGCCTTCGTCGGATCCCCCC